CCCTTGATGAATTTTTCGGCTATATGGACATGCTGATCAATCAGTCACACGAGTATAAAACGGTCGTTATCGACACCGCCGATTGGCTTGAAAAACTGATCTGGAAGACGGTTTGCGATGAAAACAAAGTAACATCCATTGAGAAAATCGGTTATGGAAAAGGTTATGTTTTCGCCATGCAGTACTGGGAAAAGTTTTTTAATGGACTGAACCTGCTCCGCGACAAAGGCATGGCCTGCGTTATCCTGGCGCATAACGAGATTAAATTATTTTCCCCGCCGGATGGAGATCCGTATGATCGTTTTCAAATCAAACTCCATAAAACAGCGGCGGCGAGGCTTGAGGAATGGGCCGACGTTGTTTTGTTTGCCGGATTTTCCGTAACGGTCAACGCCGACACAGGCAAGGCGATCAACAATGCCGAGCGCGTAATCCACACCACAAATAAACCAGCATGGAGAGCAAAAACACGCTATGTTTTACCGGACACTTTACCGCTTAACTTTGTTGAATTATTAACAGCTATAAAAAATCAACCCAATAAAGGAGAATAAAAATCATGGCAAATTTACAGGGGATAAACATTGACGCGAATGTTCCAGAGGCAGGGAGCTTTACTGTTGTACCCGAGGGAGTTTACAAGGCGGTCATCGCCGGAGACAAGATCGTATCCACAAAAGACGGCAAGGGGAAAATATTGGAATTGACCATTCAGATCATTGACGGATCCCATACCGGATCAACAATCGTTGACAGGCTCAACATCGTCAACGCCAGTCAGCAGGCGCAGAATATTGCTCAGGGCACCCTTAAGCGAATTTGCGGAGTTTTACGCGCCCCCTTCCCGCCGCAAACAACCGATGCACTGATGGGAAAGCCGATGCTCGTGACCGTCGGCGTTGAAGAATTTACCAGCAATAAAACAGGAAATGTTTTGAAAAGTAACAAAATCAAAAACTATGCTCCTATCCCGTCCGTAACGTCAACTCCTCCGGCGGCGGTGCAGGGATGGTAAACTCAATCATTGACATGATTGAGGCCAAGCGAGCCGGGGATAACATTCCCCGGCAATACTTGGGACTTTCCGAGATCGGGCATAAATGCCCCCGGTGGCTGTGGTATGCGCACCACAGCGCACCTTCAAAGCCGGTTGACGGTCGCATCATCAGATTGTTTCGGACGGGGAATATTATTGAAGATGCGATCATCAGCGATCTAGAATCAATCGGCATTGAAGTGACAGACCGACAGCGGGAAGTTGAAATCGTCAACGGGGACATAGTTTTAAAGGGGCATATTGACGGGATAGTATCCGGGCAACTTTTAGAAATCAAAAGCGCAGGAGAAAAGTATTTCAAACAACTCTTAAAAGTCGGTTATGAAAAATGGAATCCGAAATACAAAGCACAAGCGCACGTTTACATGGTGCTGTGTGACTTGGAAGAGTGCATGGTGGTAGTCGAAAACAAGAATGACTCAAACCTCTATATTGAAACACTGAAACTTGACCGCGACTATGTGACCAAATTATTAATCGATGTATTTGCAGCCATAACATTGCCCGAACCGCCCGAGCGGATCTGCCCGGATGTGTCATGGTATGAATCAAAATGCTGCAAATATCAGGAAGTCTGTTTCACGTGAAAGGGGAGGAAACATGGATAAGGATACAAAGCATTTTGCGATAGTCGCGGCCATAGTTGGCATACTGCTTACGTTGACGATGCTGTATTACGCCAACAAATCAGATCGGCTGGTTGACGACTATGCAAAAGGGACGCTCACTTTGAATCTTGAAAAGACAGGGTGGGCTTTGACTGAATACAACGTCAATATTCCGCTGCCAAACGAAATTGAGGTGGCATAAATGGAAACAATATTTATTAAAGTCCGTAACTACTGGGTCGCTCTTGAGCGATCCGAGCCGCAGTCAAATCCTGTCCTTGAACTTGGATTAGGTATCATGCTGTTCGCCTGCTTGGTCGTTGGCATCCTGACTGCCTGCCAGGACACGCGCCAACACGACACAGAATATATGACTGCTTACGAGCAGGAAGTGGTCAGCAGGGAGCTTAAAATCATTGGTATAGACAACGCAAAACTTGAAAGAACCGATGACGGGTTTATTGCGACTGACAGCAAAGGCCGTAAGTTCAAGGTGGCGGTGCGATGAGGTTAAAAGACGGAAAAATCTGCGGGTGCAAAGAATGCTCGCAGGATCATTGCGACGAACTCTGTCGTCAGGAATGGTACATGGAGAAGAGGCGTCGAAAGAACGCCCAAATCCGGGCAGATAAGCTGTTGTTTCGGCCATTGAAGCAATGCGATTACTGCGGACGGCTTTACCTGCCAATAAAAAGTGATCAACGCTATTGCCGGCCAGAATGCTCTCATGCAGTGCTGAGAACAAAACAGCTTAAAACTTACAATGCAACATGGTGGTCTAATGGGTAGTGTAAAAATCAAGAAAATCGAAGTTCAGTGCAAGTGTCCTATATGCCACACGATACACACAGAGCAGTGGGGATGTAGGCCTGACGTTACGCCTTGGCGTTACTGCAAGCAGCACGCACATCAACGCAGAGAATCGGCAGAGGGAGAAGGATACAACAAGCCTGATAAGACCAGAAAAAGGAATGCGGCATAACGCAAAAATCAGCCGGAGCGTAGCGATCGGCTGTATGTTCTGGTTATCTTGGTTTTTGGAGGAAAATAAAGTGGAATTTTCTATTATTATGGCAATGATTGGGTTTTTTGGATGGGGGATGTATACACAAGAAATTATTACGAAACGCCAATTACTTAAAGCAAGGGAAAGAAGAATTATTATTGATGCGCCTTTCTCGCCTGAACAATCAGATACTATTATGCGTATATTGAATGAATTAAATGATGCTGTTAGTAAATCCATGGCAGCGTCGGATAGTAAAAGATAACGACCGACATCAGCCCAATATTATTTGAGGCATAACGACAGCATAAACCGCCTGGGCCAACTGAACCCGGCAAAGGAGATTAACATGAATCCAGAAGAACAACAAGTAGAGGCCGCTGAAGCCCCGGTCGGCGTTGATGCGCTGGTTATGCCGCGTCGATTGACAGCCGAGAATGGGGCTAAAGCTGCAATGATTGGCGAGTTTTTTGTTTATCACAATACAACATGCCCCGATTGCCTCGGTGATGGATGCGAGGATTGCAACGGTATCGGTGGATTTTCACAGCAAATACCTATCCCCTGGACAACGATAAAAGAAATTTACGCAAAAGCGGTGAGTTTATTTGAGGCATAACGCAAAAATCAGCCGGAGCGCAGTGAGTCGGCTTAAGCGATTTGTTATGACTTTTTATTACGGGGAAAGCAATGATTAAACCTTACTACGAAGAAAACGGAATAACGATTTATCACGGTGACTGCATGGATATAATGCCGCAATTACAAGATGATTTATGTGGGCTAACGGTTACGTCCCCGCCGTATAATATGCGAACCAGAATAAGGAATGGAGAATATACTACCAGAGAAAACAGCGAGCATTTCAGCAAAAAATATGACCACTTTGGAGATGATTTGTCTATTGACGAATACTTTAAATTTCACCTAAACGCCCTTAATGAAATGATTAGGATTTCCGGTCTTGTTTTTTGGAATATACAGATTGTAACCGGAAGCAAAGAGGCAATTTTTAAAATCATCGGTAGGTTTGCTAAAGAGATAAAAGACGTAATTGTTTGGGACAAAGGTCATGGGCAACCTGCAATGCACGAAAACGTAATAAACAAAGCGGCGGAGTTTATTTTAATATTTGAAAAAGAAGCATCAGCAGGAAGAGCATTTAAGAACGCATTTTTTAAGCGGGGCGAAATGACAGATATTTGGCGAATGAAACGCGGAGAAAACCTTAAGGGTCACGGTGCAACATTTCCCAAAAGCCTGGCCAGAAGGGCGATTGAAGGATGGAGCCAAAACGATGTTATAATACTTGATCCGTTCTGCGGAACTGGAACAAGTCTTGTTGCTGCTAGAGAAGAAGGAAGAAGAGCGATTGGTATTGAAATATCAGAAAAGTATTGCGAAATAGCGGTGAAGAGGTTGGCGCAAGGGGTATTGGATTTTACGTCCTAACTGTGAGGTGAGCCGCTAGTCGGCTGTATGGAGCTGGTTATGCGGGTTTGTTGAGGTAATATGGTTGAACTCTTAAACATAGATTGCATGGAATACATGGCGACACTACCGGACAAGGCGTTTGATCTGGCTGTGGTTGACCCGCCTTATAATATCGGTGGAAATAGTATTCACGCAGGAAGATTAAAAAAAGGTTCTGGAAAACTTAAAAACCGGGTGCTCCAACTGATGAACTCAAGTTTTGATGAAGTTCCTCTTGATGAGAATTATTTTAATGAACTTTTCAGGGTATCGGCAAATCAGATTATCTGGGGAATGAATTATTTTGTTTTACCGAGAACGAGAGGCGTTATTTGCTGGGATAAGGTTCAGCCGTGGGAAAACTTTTCACAGATAGAGTTAGCATGGACTTCTTTTGATTTTCCGGCAAAACTTTACAGATATGACAATAGAACGGGCGGTAAGATTCACCCCACGCAAAAGCCAGTTGCCCTTTACGACTGGATTTTAAGGAACTACGCCAAGCCTGGACAGCGCATACTTGACACGCACTTAGGAAGTGGCAGCAGCGCAATAGCGGCGCATTATTTTGGCTGTGACTTTGTGGGATGTGAAATTGACGTTGATTATTTTAACGCGGCAAAGGAACGATTTGACCGGGAAACCCGGCAAGTTGCAATTTGGTGAGCATAACGTCATGTGGACGGCTGATCAGAAATGGCAACCCGGATGGCTCGCATCTCAAACAGATTTACTCGCTGATGACTGGCAAGTATTGACTGATTAACATTCCCGGCTGCGGTCTGCCGGACACCAACCGACCGCGTAGGAGATCCTTTGGTAGTGTGGAGTCCGCCGGGAGTGATGACCCCGGCGGGCGAATTTAGGAGGAAATCATGAGCCTACAATCCGAATACGAACGCATCCTGAATTTTTGGTGGAAGAATTAACAAAGTGGATTGAAAATGGAAAAACTAAAGCAAGTTCTTAAAGAAAAAGGGTTCTCATTCTATCGCAATCACGGCGATGACGACAACCTTATCCAATGGTATGCTGCCAAACGCATTCAGTCTAACCGTGATTGTGAACTGAATCAACATGCGCCGTCTATATGCGTCATGCCAACGCATTACAGATTTACCGACGGCAGAGACTATATCAACGCCAGAATAGAGGTTATAGGCAAATATAAAGGCGTCTGGTGGCATTGGTCGGCGTATAGTCTACTTCCCGATGAGGCTATGCAACGACTTGACGAAATAACAGAGACGCTTACGATGCTATGGGAGTCAGTATGAACGTCAGCAAAACAAAATGGGCCAGATATTTCAAAAAAGATAATCCAATTAGCTATGGCACAGCATTACAGCTTGCTCACAACCCGGACCTGCGTGTTGTGATAGATAAGAATAACGAAACAGGAAAATGGATGTATTCGATTTCAGTAGTTGACCCAGATGAGCACTGCGGTTTTTGGATGGATTCGTTTGAAACAAAAAAAGAGGCGTTGAGTCTATGCAAGGAGATGGGATGGAAGGTAATAAGATGACAAAAAAAGAAAAGCTCAAGACGCTGAAAGACTTGCTATGGTTGATAGAGGTGAAACATGACTAACGAAGCTTATGAAACATGGAAAGAAGCGGCGCCTGTTAAAACCAAAGCCAGTGATTTGCAGGTTGGCGGCGACCACTACAAGAGTTTCTCCATCCAGCCATCAGAGTTTATCTTCAGAAATAACCTGAACTGGTGCGTAGGGAACGCCATTAAATACCTGTGTCGATACGAAGAAAAAGGTGGAGATCAGGATCTTGTAAAGGCACGACACTACATTGATCTATTGCGTGAGTGGAGGTACGGGGTAAAATGAAAATCAAAATCCTTAAAGAAGCAGGTTACGATGAGGCATTGCTTGGCCTGTCACTATCCTACGGCACAAGTCCAGAGAGAGCTGAGAAGATTGTCCTGACACTGGCTTCAAAAGACGGCGGCCATAACAAGTTTCTCGAATCCATCATCATGTGGATTGATATTACAGCCCCACGATATTGGTGGAGCGAGGCGGATACGTACAGGCTATCCAGCAAGCAATCCTCGTCAACTATGCATACCATTGGCCGGCGTTATCTTGAGCAATCAGATTTTGCAATGCCGATTGATGACACTTACTTGATGAAAATCAATGAGTTAGTGGCCCAATACGGTTCCACGAAAACCATTGAATCCCTCGTACAGCTAAAAAACATGCTTCCTGAAGGGTTTCTGCAAAGGCGTATCTGGTGCATGA